TCTTTCAATAACTTCTTTTATTGTCATTTCTTAACGATTTTATTTGATTCAATAGTTTTTAACTTAGCTTCTTTTAGCTTTTTAACATTAATTTCTTTAACTTCTTTTTTCATAGAGTGTTAATCTTTTAACAAAATTAATCAATTTTTGATAATAATATGTAAATTTGTTAAAAAAATATATTTATATGAATTTTCTTCAGGTTATAGGACAAGGTATTTACAGATTAGGTACTAATCAATATACAAAAACGAATCCTTTAAATTACTTAAATCAAAACTACTCAACCATTAAGGAGCAGTATGTAACTATTAACGACAATGAGTTTGAACTATATCGTACTACTCCACAACTATCTATTGTAATCAATAAAGATGCTCAAATGTTGTCGAATGGTCGTTTTGTAGTTAAAAACTTAAAAGGTGAAGTGCAAGAAAATCATGAAGCTTTAAAGTTATTAGCGAATCCAAACGCAATACAGAATCAGAATAGTTGGTTAATGGATTATCAAATACAGAAAAATATCTATGGTAATCAATTTATTTACATTAATAGAGCTTATAAGAGTGCTTTTCCATCTGCTTTAATAAATCTTAACTCTGCAATGGTTAAGGTTGTTAAAACTGGTAAATATGTAAAACAAACGAAGATTGAAGATATTATAGAAAGATACGAAGTAAAGGAAAACGATGGAACACTAACACCGTATGAAGTAAATGATGTTATATTTTCGCAAATAATTAACCCTAACAACCCTTTAATGGGGTTAAGTCCGTTACATTCATTAACTATGCCTATATCAAATATAAGAGGTGCATACGGATTTAGAAATAAAATTATAGTTAAGTCAGGTGCTTTAGGTATTCTTTCAAGTGCAAGTAAAGACCAAAGCGGGGGAATTCCGTTAAACGTTGCAGAACGTCAAAGAATAGAAGCTCAACATTCAAATGATTACGGTATTCACGATGGGCAAAGCTCACTTATTATGACTGGTTCACCTTTGAGCTGGCAGTCTATGAGTTACCCAACAAAAGACTTGCTATTATTTGAAGAAGTAGAAGCAGATTTTAAATCAATTATTGATGCCTACGGACATAATGCAGATATTTACTCAAATCTTAATAATGCTAAGTATTCAAATATGAATGAAGCTTTAAGACAAACATATCAAAATCGTGTTATTCCTGAATCTGAACAATTATGTTTTAATTTGAGTAATAGATTAGGTTTAACGGCACAAGGTTTGATTTTGGAGTTAGACTATTCACATATCGAAGTTATGAAAGATAACGACAAACAATTAGCTGAAAACTTTAAAATGAAAGCAGACGCAATATCAACATTATTAAATAGTGGTTATACAAGGCAAGAAATAGATAAGCTTGTAACCCTTTAAATAAAAAACCCTTAGTTTAATCGCTAAGGGTTTTTTTATGTCTTATTATACTAAAATTTTGACTACTGAGAAATTTAAATCTGAAACTCTCACATCCGTTGATTGATTGTTTTTAACGAATAACTCAACGTAATCGTTTGTTACTAAATCAATTTGATACTGAGTAGAACCAGGATGCTCTTGATTACTTGTTGATGTTCTAATTGTCATTTCTGAGTTAGGTAATATACTTCCATTCTTTGCTATTCCTATACTAATATTCTGATTAGATGCTCCCGACCTTACCGCAGTATTTACAGTAACTAAAAAAGAAGTGTTAAAAGCTCCAGTATAAGTTAGTCTATTATTTGAATGTGTAAATTTAGAATTATTTGAATCTGCAGTTGTTGTTCCTAAAGCTTTTACCCACACATTAACGTTAGGCACTCCAATAGGTGTATCTGTTGTATTGTTAACCATGTAATAAAAACCTCTAGTAGTTGTGTTTTGAATACCTACGCAATTTGTAAATAAAGTTTTATTTGATGTTTGGTCTACTCCTAAAATATAAGAACCACCACCGCTAAAATTAACAGTATCTAGAATATATCTTTCATTTCCAATAGTTGCTGAACTTGAAACATTTATAGACGATTCACCCGACAAAGTAACAAATGAAGAATAAATTATTCTAAACCTTCTTGAAACTGTTAATGTACTTGGTAAAATTATAGCAGTACCACTAGTAGAAGTATCAAATAAACAGTTACCGAATGCAATAGTACCAATACTTCCATCGAATGTCATTCCACTTGAATTAAGGAATGCAGAATCACCCATAACAAAGTTAGAATAGTCTTTAATCGTTCCAACCGTTGCACAATCTACAAAGTTGATACCAAACCAATCGAGCGCAGTTGTTACACCATCACCATCTAAGTCGAATACTTTATCATGCGTGAAAGATATGTTTCTAATAGGTAGTGAATAATTAGAAGTAATTAAAGCAGTTGCAGAATTTAAACCAGTAGATTTTAAATAGCAATTTTCCGAACTAAAACCTAAAATAACTGAATTCTGACCTGATACAATTCTATCACCTAATAAATCAACCGTTGTAGTTACATAATAAGTTGCGTTATCCAATAAGGTAATAACACCACCTACTGAAGTTGGGAAATCCGATTTACTAGCAATAAAATAAACTATGTTAGCTACACTTCCGCCTGTAGCCGTACTAAAACCCGTACTACTGGAATACCAATTTTCAAAAGCTTCTTGACTTGAATAAGAAGTATTACTCTCATCCCTAATATCTGAGAAAGCAACATTTAAAACACTTTCACTAGATTTTAGATTGAAGTTATAAGCAGTTGAATCTGTTTTAGATTTTGTTATTAAAACGTTTCCACTCGCTTCCTCAATGTAATTGTTAGCAGTATCTACCATTACTAAGTAGTTACCTCTTTTGTAGACTTTATAAACCATATCTTTTTATTGTAAAATTACGAAAAACTTTCTGAATAGAACGAACGAGCCATCGTTGAAATACCGTGAACACTATCAGGTGCATCATCATTTTTACTACTACCATCCATTAAATAGGTTGTAAAGTGTCTGAAAAACTTATGATAATCACTATTAACTGGTGAATTATTTAAAAATACTACGTTGTCTTTTATCCATCCACTTAATTGAAATATACGAGCTTGTTTATTTTGCGAACTATGAACGTTTAAAAGTTGGGTACTATTAACATACGGTTCTAATAATGTCGAATAAGTTGCACCTACTCCGTTTGATTCTATTCTACAAAATTCAGGATTGTACTTATTTAGTATTTGAGCAGTTAATTGTGTGTTTGCTTGAAGTCCTAAATCTGTATAAACTACATCAACGATATAAAGTTTCTTATTAATTATTCCACCAATAATACAACAATGATAATCACTATTTTTAGAGGTTGAAACATCAATGTAAGCCAAATAATGTTCTACTTTATCTAAATCAATTGAATCTGTTAATTGTAGTGTATCTTTACTAAATAGCACTCCTTCATAACTATCTAACCAACCACCTAGTATCTCATTTTGGTATTTAATAGGATTGTTACGTTTAATCTTTTCAACTTCTTCTAAAAATGATTCTGATAAATTATCTATGTTGTCTAAATAGCTTGTATGAATATAACAAGTATCTCCCTTTATTCCATTGAATCCTTCTTGTACTTCGTTATCTTCAAAGAATCTTCTATAAATCCAATGTTCTTTTAAAGTTGGGTTAAGAATCAGAATAACGATGTTTTGCTTTTCAGTATGCCTAATTGATAGGTTAATTTTATCAAATACTTTCTCGTCGTGCAATTCTTCAGCTTCATCTAATATCCAACAATTTACACCGCTTAACGATTTCAGATTAGCAGTTTGTTGCCCTGAACTGGTTTTAATGCCTCTAAATAGAATCTCGCCACCTGATTGACCAACAATTTCTGATTTAGTAACTTTGAATTTATCTGCAATATCTAATACTTCCATCTTTTCAACAAATTCAGGAATAATGGAAATATGTGCAGATGTCATTGTATATCTAGTAAATAGTATTTTACTAGTTGATGCTAATATATTAAGATTTGCCCATACAGTAGCAGTATATGATTTTGAGCTACCTCTACCACCAGTTATAATATAATAACGTACTTCTTTAGGCAGTTCAAATAAATGTTGATACTTATCATTTATCTTTACCATCCTTTGTCTTTACAAATTCAATAGGTTTAAACTCCTTATTTGTAACTGTTGAATCAATTAATATAGGTTCTGCAAGTCCAAACATTGCTGTAATATCTTTAATCACTGACTGGCATTGTCTAAAATCATCTATATCATAATTCTGTTTGTAAAGGTCTTCTAAACGTTCTAATAAATTAGCTTTAAAGTATTCCTTATCAAAATTATCTTTGAAATCTTGTTTAATTAAATCTTTAGCATCCGTTAAATACCTATTTACGGCATCTTCATTTGTATTGAATGAATCTTTACAATATTGTATAATTTGTTGCCTAGAAGCTCCCTGAATCAATAACTGTCTAACAGTATTAACTCTTATAACTCTTTCACCTGAAGTTATATCTTGTGGTCGTTTTTCTGACATTAAAATTTAATTTTATTAGAACGGAGTTCCCATTGCTTGTTGACTTGTAGCTCTGAATGGTTGTCTATTACTAGCTCTTGAGCTTCCATTTCTTCCACCTTTTCCGCCACCTTTTCCTGATTTTGCACCTTTTGCCATAACTTGTTACCTCTTAATGATTTGTTAATTGTTTTATATTCTTGTAAAATGTTGTTTTGTATTTCATCCATAAAATCATACAATCCTTCACTTTCTTCTAACATTATTTGCTCAATATTTGATGAACTTCTTAAATTAGCAGAACCATGAAATACAAACTTCCTACCATTTACAGTTTCAAATATACAAATTTTACAATGAGTTCCAGCAAATGAAAGTTGAAATTTATTATCTATATCTAATGTTTCATAAATATATGGTATTAAATCGTGTTTTTCGTGTCCGTAAAAATAATCAGATAATACTAGATTTAACTCATCAACATAGTTACCATTTATTAAATTAGCTAATGAATCAACATTATTTTTATTCATAGATAAAGTTGATATAGTCATTTTTTTAACGTGAATATTATGTTTAACTATAAAAGCTTCTATAAAATCACCAAAGAAAAATGAACCATCTATTATAACAAAATATCTGTTATTCTCATTAAAATTTATATTATTTGCTAATAATTCAGCATTTCTATATTTTAAGAATTTTTCATTTATATCTTTTGATTTTTTAGGTGCGAAGTATCTTGAATTTTGTTTTTTACCTAAATCAATCCTCATAAATTCAAAGTTATTTTTTTATTCTTCATCGCTTCGATAACAGTCTTAAAGTCGTACTTAACAAAAACCATCTCAATAAATTCTACTTCCGTTCTTATTCTATGACCGAACTTAACAGTAGGTAGTGGACTGATTAAAACACCATCCTTGAATATAGCATCAGGAATATGTTTTTTAATCTTATCTTCTCTTAGACTTCGTTTTAAGGTTGTCATAATGTATATAAAGTTCTTTCAAGCATCTGTTATCTTCGGGTTTATTCTCGTCAAATAGTCTAACTGTTTTCCACATATCTTGTAAAAAGCCAATAGGACTATTTACGTTAGTCCTATTTGGTAAAGATAATAATTTTTCTTTATAGTTCACTTGATTCTTTTAACCATAAATCAATAACTACTTTAGACTTTTCTAAATCGGTTCTAAACTCGCCTTTTTTTTCGCTTCGTTCCAATCTCTTAACGATGTCGAATAAATAGCTATTCCAGCCTCTTTCTTTAGCAACTTTATAAAGCGTTCCGTTGTCGTTGTTGTAGTGTTTAGGAGTTTCAAATTTATCTTTTAACTCTTTAATTTTATTTTCATTGAATTGAATTAAACCATCAACTAAAAGTACTTCATCTTTTTTAACTATGTTAAAATTATAGTTAAAGTCATTTTCACCAATTATCCATTTCCAACCGTCATTATCTTTTAATTCGTAAAGACCATCTTCACATTTCTTTGCTTTATATGACTTACCTTTTGTAAAATCGTCTTGACGACTCATTGAGTTATTTACACAAATTACTTTTATCTTCTTCATCTAAATAAATTTTAATCATTTTCTCTATTGACTTATCAATATGCTTTTCACCATTTTCACGAAACCACATAAAAAAGTTGAATAGTATTATAGCTTCGTTATCTTCCATGCAGATAAAACATTAAAATACTTACTCGTTCCATCAGGTGAAATCCACTCTTTTCCATTCAAATTAAATTCAATCTCTACTCTTTCATTCACTTGAATAGTATCTAATAAACTAACTTTATCCTGAGTTAATTGGAATAAAATATCTTGTGTATAGTTCCCGTCTTGTGTTGTCAAAACGAACTCACGTTTTTTAAAACTTTCTGACACTACCTGAGTATCTTTAATTACTTTGATTTGTCCTTCTACTGTCATTTTTTTAAGTATTTAATTTGTCGCAAATATAATCATTTTTTTAAATTCATCAAGTGAACGAACTAAAAAATATTGAAATCCTTTACTTTCTAATTGTTTCTGAACATATTTCTGTATTTCGCTTTGTATTCCTTTCTCATTTTTAACCTCTACAAATATGGTTTTATTGTCTTTAAATAAAGTAATATCAGGATAACCATTCATATTGCACTTAACCACTTTTAAAACTAAATAACCGTTCTTTTTAGCTTCATTTATTATCTTACTTTGAATAACTGATTCCAGCATAATCTTTTTTAAAATAGTTGCTTGTATATTTCTTTTTGTTTTTTACTGTTTTATAGATATTGTTTTCAATACCACCTTTTGAAAATATCCAAAATACTTCATTACTTAAACGGTCTTTAGTTGTTAGTCTATCTCTAGATTGAAAATAAGAAGTAGCTGAAAAGTCTATATTGAAATAAATTAAATACTTTGCTTTGCTTAAATTAACTCCCTCACGACCTGATACAATTTGATAAGCTATTGATTTATCTGTATTATTAAATTCCTCTAAATCGGTTGTTAGTTCATCTTGAAATGTTTGTTGTAATAGTTCTAATTCTGCTTTAAATTTATAGAATATAGCTAATTTAACACCTTTAAATCTTTCTTTGATAAACTTTGCCTTACTATCATCTAAAATCATTGTATTACCTGATTCAAATTTGATTGTACCTGAGTACATTTGATGGAATTTACTCATTAATTTAACTGCAGTATCTCCAAGAATAACCTCATTTTCTCCCTCAATAACTAAATCTTTAGAAAGTCTGTCTATTAATTGATAGGTTATAGGCTTCATATCACAATAGAGAATATTTTCTTTCACCTCTGTTTCAAATCCAGCTTCTTTTTGTGTGAATGTAATTAAATAGTCTTTTATCTTACTGTTTATTAATTCAACATTAGCATCTGAATAGTCATTAAATATTCCGTATGATACTCTTTTTTGTTGTACATTAACATAATTTGACGCCCAATTATAAAAAGTTTGTTCTGTAAACGGTGAGTAATTAGATACCCAAAATTGGTGGTATATTTGTGAAAATGATTCGGGTGTTGGTGTACCTGATAAAAATATCATTGGTAACATATGAAACCTTTGAGCGAATTCTTTAGTATATTTACCAGGTTTAGGAAAAGCGCCAAAACGGTGGTGTTCATCGTGTATTATTAAATCAAATCTACCTGATACTTTACTCATTGATTCATCATTAATAACCTCTAATTCAAAATTAAAATTAAAGTTTTTGTAATCTTCTAAAATACTAGATATAGCTTTCTTTTTTGTTAAGAATAAAACTCGTTTCGCTCCGTATAATTCTGCAGTATTTAATGCAGTTAATGTTTTACCAGTTCTTACTTCCATTGATAGGTAAACTATCTTTTTTAAACGTAATATATTTACCGCTTGTTCTGATATGTCTATTTGATATTGTCTTAGCTTCATTTAAAATTTTGTTTAAAGTAGTATAATTTTTCTTCTAACATTTGATTCTTTCGTTTCTCGTTTTGCAAATCAATATCTAGTTGATAAAATTGATACTGTATGAATAATATTCGTTTTAACGTGTTTTCTACTGAAGTTGTATCTAATTCTTCTTTCTCTTTTTTAAGTATCGTAGCTTCAGTTCTAAAGGCTAAATTCTTTAAATAATGAAAAGCAGTATTAATCTCAATCTCTGAACGTAAATTTTTATTTATAACCTCGTCTTTTGATAGCTTAATGTTTTGTTTTGCTAACTCTGACTTTACAGAAATAAACGGAGTATTTAAAATAACTCCACTAGGTTTAGTTAATTCCATTCTCTTGTTGTATTTGTTCCCAAACATCCAAAGTTTTTGGGTCTACTTTAGTTTTGATTATTTTAAACTTTCTAATTCCACCAGGTGTTACAGTTTCATATTGATAATTAAAGAAATCACAATATTTTTTTATAGAACTAGTAACCTTGTTTTTACTTAATTTATTTCGGTCAAATTTATTAACTAATTGATTCTCATAAAAAGTATAGAACCAAGTTGATTCAATCCATTCATCTGATTTAATTTGATTAATACAATCTATAAGTTCTTTTGTTAATTCAACTTCTAACTTTTTATAAGGTAAAGAAATACTATCATAACTCATTAAACCGTTTTTAAGATACTTCTTTAAGCATTCAATCATATAACAATCAAAACGTGCATATTCTTCAGCATCCCAATCGTCAAAAAACATATGCCCAAAATAATCTTTAGGTGTGTAATTTGCATTAAAGAAAGAACTTAACTCTACTTCAAACTTTCTAGCATCGTGTGAGCCACCAGTACCCTTTAAAACATAGTTAGTAGTAATCAAAATCTTTGGTGAATCCTCAACGGGTAATTTAATAGTGTCTTTACCTTTATAAGTTATTTCAATACCTTCTGTAATTACTGAGAATAGATTTATAAAAGCAAAGTTTGGCTTAACATCATCAAAAACTAAAACCTGACAATCTGTCTTTATAGATTGATATGGAAACGGGTCATTAAAAGAAAACTTTTTACCATCAATAGATTGAACTTTTTTAAGTTGTTTAATTGAGTTCCAAAATAAACCTTTACCACTTCTACCGTTAGGTTCATCTGAAATCATCTCATCATTTAAAACAATAGCTTTATTATCGCTTTTAGATTTATAAGAATGAATTAAATAACCTATAACAGTTTGAAAAGTGTTGTATCTGTCTACATTCTCACCTGATATTTTCCAAATAAATTCTCTGTATTTACTTTGGTGGTGGTCTGAATCAATATAATTTCTTTTAATCACCTGGTCTTTCCAAATACTCAAACCGAAATCACTATAAGGTCTTAGAGTTTTACTATCCTTATTTATCTCAACAACACCATTTTCATAGAATAAATAACAAGTATCTTTTTTATCTCTTAATAATGAAATTTCTTTACTATTAATCATAGATAAGAAATCCCTTTTAAAAATATTTGTTTTACCAGCTATCAAATTATAAACTGCTTTGTTTTGTAATTCATTTTCAACATAGTTTAAAACATAATCTTTAATGTCTGTTTCGTCTTTTATCTCTAAAAATATATCATTCTTCTTTATAAGATTGAATGAACTTTGGTCGTTAGGTTTACATTTAAAAAAGTCATTTACTTCTAAAAATCTTTTGAAATTGTAATTATCTAGAAATGGTTTACCATCTTGGCTAATACTATAAAATGGTTCTAAATTGTTATTATTCATATGTTTTCAGCTAATATATTATTTATTGATTTACTTGTAACTTCAAAACAACTACCGTTATATGAAAATTTAGTTCCTTCTTCAAGTTCTATATTTGACGTAAAAGTTTCAGAAACTTCATCATTTTCATATACTAAATGATATTTAAATTTAAAAGAATCTACTTTTAAATCATAATTAATAATTGAGCTTCTTTCGCTAAATATTCTAAAATCATTTTTATACTGATTACCTAATCTTTTACTAAAAATAACCTTGTTAATTATTTTAGATATATTATAATGACAATTTATTCTATGAAAAGAACGACTATTATAACCTAATTCATTCATTACTTCTATAATTTCTTCATTAGATACATAAGTACCTATTGAATCCTCGCAATAATGTTTTAAACCATAACTAGAAGGTGCTGAGGTATTAATATTTTTAACTTCTTTTAAAGCTAATTCACACCACTTTTTTATATAATCTTTTTTACTAATCATAACTCAACAGTTTTTATAAAAATAAATTCTAAATCTAACCATTCATTTTTACTAATCTTAATTACTTCTTTTTTAATTGGAACATCATTAATATGAAAATTAAATGTTCCACCAACATAATAGAAATCAAAATCTATTGTTGAATGGTTAGCTCTTAAATCTGAAATATCAATAATGATTCTTTCTAAATTACTTTTTCTTTCTTTAAACATATAATATTTTAAACATAAAAAATCCATTGAATAAAGCGTCGGCAAACGGACTTTATTACAATGGATTCTATTAATTTCTTTGGATTGTGTTTTGCCGACATTATCCTAGTACAAATTTAATCAAATATAATTAATCTACAATATCTATTCGTTATTTATATTAGTTCTAAATAACAACTTAATACGTTTTGTAGAAAGTTTATTTACAAGTTTGTACGGGTTAAATTATTGATTTATAATGTTTTAAAGTTATTAACGTAATAAGTTGTTATAAACATAATACGGTCTTAAAGTCAATGATAGTAAGGATTTAGCTAATTTTTGGAGAAAGTTTTACGATTTTTTTAGAAAAATATTTTTTATAGAGTTAAAATAAACTAGACTTTTTTTTCCAAACTTTCTCCAAAATCGCTGAAAGTATTGGTTTTATTAGTGATACAACTGTAGAATGTTTATAACTAACTTTCTACAAAAACGTATAAACTTTATACAATCTATACGTTTTATAGTGTTTATTTAGAATCATTCTAAATTACAAAATCAACTCATTATTTTCTAAAATCTCACGAATTTTATCCCTCACTCGTTCCGCTTCATCAATCTCGCTTCCGTTTTCTGAGTACTTATATACACCTCGATAGTGTTGTTCTAGTTCCCAAATTACATTTTTCCATTTAGTTCCATCAATAGCATTTCTCGCTTCTTCTTGCTCTTCGATACTGTCGAACTCTAGTATTATCTTTCCCATTAATATTCTAATTTACTAAAAAAATAAGGCTCTACAACTACCCTAGAACCATTATCTTTGATATGTTCTAAAACAAAACCTCTCCTACCTCTCTTAAAATTCGTTTGTACCCATTCTGAACTAGGTGAAAGAGCTGGATAATTGAAATAGTCGAAATCATCACTAGAACACATATCGAATAAACATTGATGGCTATCACCTTTTGAAAAAGTTATGTACTTACAGTTGTTATAAATGCTATAATTCTTTAGAAATTGGTCTATCTTTTCGATTTGTCGTGGGTCTAGTTGTGGTTTAAATCCAAATTTCAAGTTTCGTGCATCTTTTCCGTGAGTTAAAACTATCATTCTGTCTTGTATCTTGTAGAAGTTTAAAAACTTTCTATGATTTATTACCTCAACATTATTATACTTATGCTCTATAACACTTTTAAAAGCAGAATTAACTACATAACCGAATGCTCCAGAATGATTATCTTCACAAATATTATTACAAATTATATGCTTAAATTCACTTTGTAGAATATCCACTAATAAAACTTTCGCTTTTAACCCAAAATCAAATGCAATTTCGTTACTCATATTTTGAGGTAGTTTGTGTCCACCTCTAGTTGTTTCACCATCCCAACCATCCATATAATCGCCTAACTCATCTATGTAAAGAATATCAGATTGTTTGTTTTTTATGGTAAATTCAGCCATTAGTTTGATATTTTCTAATAACATTTCACCGTTCCATTCAACTGGATATAAAGATAAACCACCTCTAGAAGCGTCCATTCCAGTATGTACATCGGTATAAACTAAACGGTCTATTGTTTCTGATTTAGTGTTAAGTTTTATTAATGGTTGTTTATTGTATGATTGCATACATTCAGAAATAACTTTATCAAAGTCTAAATCCTTGTCGTTGTTTTCTTCACCTTTTACATTAATCGAATAGTTTTTACCCTTGTACCAATAGTGTTTAACCTTATCAATATCTATTCCAACCGTTTCGCACTCTGCTACTATACCCTTATCTACTCTCCTACTGATTAGCTTCGATATGTTTCGTTGAATGTTCTCACTCCAAACTAAGTTATTTTCTTTGCAAATTATCCTTCCAGTTTCTCGCTTGTTGTTGTTGGAACTGTAAAGCTCCATTATTCGTTCAATATTCTCTATCATAGTCTTTTAATTATCTTAAACGAAATTAATCATTTAAATTAAAAAACCTCGCTAAATTAATAACGAGGTCAAAACTAATATAAAGGAAATAAGATAGTTTTATTTTTTTACTCTAATCCGTACCACGCAATTAGAATAGTGTTAACGTACTATTTTTTTCTGCAATACAATCTGAATGATTCTTTGCGTTAATTTTAAAATAAGATTCTTTTAATTCAATCGATATACTTTTACGATTCATTTTTAAGGCACAAAAACCCTCGCTACCAATACCACCAAAAGGACTTAATACAGTTTCACCCTCATTTGAGTATAAATGTAATATTCTTTCAATTGTATCTAATTGTAATGGACATATATGTTTTTCGTCGTTTCCATCACGTCCTGAACGATATTGTAGAGTTCTTGAATAATCAATATCATACCAAACTGGAGAAGCATATTTTTGCCATAAATCGACTGGTAAATAATCGCTTTTACTTTGGTCTTTATCTTGGTGAGTAATTGGGATTAAATTTTCTCCTTCATTTCTAAAAAATAGAATATAGTCAGGAATACCTACTCTAGTCATTGAGCTATCTTTTTTAATAGTTTTATGTAATAAACCTAGTGCCTTTGTACGTTGCATTTCAGTAACTGGATTCTTCCAAATTGTAGCCCTTGAATGATAAATAAATCCTTGTTCTTGAAACCATTGAGTAATCATTCCGCTAAAATCACGTAAGCCAATATAACCCTCTTTACCTTTTTGAATTGGTAAATCCATACAATGAATTGCACAAATACGACCAGGTTTAAGAGTTCTTTTTAATTCAGGAATTAAGTATTTAAAATGTTGCTCAAACTGTTTATAATCTGAAACATTACCCATATCCTCTTCTTTATCAGAATAAACGTATAATTCAGCAAATGGAGGGCTAAATACAACTATATCCGCTTTATTATCTTCAATCTTTTTAATTTCAGAAACACAATCACCATTTAATAAATGATAGTTTTCTGTTTTAATTTCTTTATTGTTTATCATAACTTTTGTTTTATTTGCTTTGTAATCGTTTTCTGCTGAATATTTAGCCATTTCTTTAATCATTTCAAAATGTCTTTCTTGTTTTTCTAAAATAGTTGAACGTACATTTATTTGAGATTCAGGGATTAAAATATGTACCGTTACTTTGTTTTTTTGCCCGAATCTATAACAACGTCTTACTGCTTGATAAAAAGCCTCAAATTTGAAATCATAAGACATAAAAATCATTTGATTACAGTTTTGATAGTTCATCCCAAATGAAGCAATTGAAGTCTTTGTAATTAATGTTTTAAATTCATTATTTGCAAATCCATTTAAATATTTTGCTTTGTATTCAGGTTTATCAGAACCTTGTACATTTATAGCATTATCTAATTTTTTTACAATTAAATCTGTTTCTGAATTTTTCAATCCCCAAATTAACCATTGATTATCATTTTGATTAACTAATTCAATTGTTTTTTCAATTCTTAAATCAAATGAACGATTTAAATCTTTATGTAAATCAGTAGCACTTACCGCAACATCTCCAAATAAAGTATTTGTATTGTTTTCTACTGGTATAATATGCTCAATAAATTCAATTTCAGGCAAATCATAACCATCATTATTAAATCCTAATGTTTTTGGATTGTCGCAAGCCATTGACCAAGTAGATACATATTTCCAAAATGGGTCTTTTGCGTGTTTTCTTAATCTCCATTTACTTGTTTCTCCTCCATCGTGAACAAAGTACATTGCTAACATTTCTAAATAACTCATAGCTCCTAAAAACTGCGAATGATTACCTAACTCCATATGGTCGTTTGGCGATGGTGTAGCAGTACAAGCTAATTTATAAGGAGTTGATTTAAAACTTTCTATAATTAATTGGCTCGTTTTACCTGAATTATTTTTAAGAATTGAACTTTCATCTAAAACAACTCCGATATATTTAGAAGTATCAATATTGGATAATTGGTCGTAATTTAAAACATCAATATTTGAATTGTCTATACCAAAGTTCATAAACTCTTTTTTAGTTTGTTCAACAACTGCAAGAGAAGTTAAAACTAAAACATTTCCTTTCGTTTCTTTTACTACTTGATAAGCCCATTCTAATTGCATAAATGTTTTACCTAATCCGCAATCAAAGAATAACGCAAATCTGCCTTTGTTTAAGGCGGTTTTAACTGCATATTTTTGAAAGTCAAATAGATTTGGATTTAGTTCATTTTCATCTATATCGAATCCACTCGATATAAAAGTTTTTTTCTTTGTTTCAAGAAAGTTTTTGTAATCGTTCATAATTTTTAGTTTTTATTTGTGCAAATATAGTAAACTTTTTTAATTAAAGTACCTTTTTATTATTTTTATTCTTCATCGTTAATGTATTTACTTTTAAAATTGGTAATGTTAAACCCAAATAGCTCACGTTTATTATGCTTCATAGTAACCATTGAGCGAATGTAATTACCATAGGCATCGTGTTTAATGCTCTTAATTGATTTATAAAATGTTACTAGTTTACGGTGCTTGTTGTTACCTTCGCTATGTAAAAAACATTTGAAGCGAATCTCTCTACTTAAATCTTCCATATTATTCTATTATAAATGTTTCTTCTTGAAAGTCTGTGTATAATTTAACTGACTTTACATATTGGTCATTAATTTCGTCTTTGTGTTCTTCGTTTCTTCTATTCCAGTCCTCTATTTTTTCAGTCCATTGCTCATCTGTTTCATTTGTTCTTTTGTCTTTTGGAATATCTAAACGATGAAAGTTTATAGAGTTTAGAAAGTTATTTACTTCCTTTACAAGTCCGTTAGTAGCTATCTGAGGCATAACATTATTAACTGCTTCTAGTTCGTCTATATTAGCACCTAAAGCACCTACTAATTGAATAAGATATTTTTGATATTTACCTAAATTAGCTTCTAGTTCTTTCTTAGCTAAATAGGCTTTAATTTGTGCCTTTGTCATTTGCTTTTTCATAATTTCATAAAATCGTTAAAATTTAATATTTTCATTTTTTCCCTATCACAATGTATCGCAAATTCAGCATAGTTTTTTGACTGCCTATTTTCCATTTCTTTTGCTTTTTCTAACCATTTCATTTGATGTTCTTTGTTCCACGTAGAATCAAACATAACTTCAAATAACCATTCTACTGCTGTCATATCTTAATATTTTTTAAATCGTTTCTTAAATTCTGTGTACATTCTTTAAAGTACTTATCTGTTTTCAATCTATTATACTGTGCTAAGTAGTAAATAATCGTATCGTGTTGTAAGTCAAAGAAGCTACCTATGAATTGCAAAGTCATTGTTGTATTTTCTTTTAGATAGTTAGCTAATACCATTCTATTATAGACTAGCATCTGTTTTCTGCTTCTTCCCTTAAGTCCGTACAAATCAATAAGGTCTAGTAGTTTAATTGGTGTTTGTTCCGTTTCTTCTTCCTCTACTGGTTCGTAGTTTATAACATCGTCTACAAACTTATCTAAGCCATCTAAATCGAATTGTATTTTAGTGTTAAATCTGATAGCTTGTAAGATGTTTAGTTCTAAACCTAAGTCTTTCAACATTTGTAAGTTTTTCATAATTATTTAATTTTTGGTGTGTAACTATTTTTATCCCAATCGTTTTTTGACTTCTCTATACTCTTTGCGTAAAGTCCCCAAAACCAAGCACTCCAATTATTATACTCGCTAAATTGTACTGGTGGGTAAACTGTTTTTTTAATTCGTAATGTTTTCATAATAATTTGTTTTTAGTTGTTTATAATTTTTTAATTTCTTCTTTAACTAAACACCACCAAGATATATCATATAATATTTTAATTTCATTTAGTATCTCATCAACTGCAATTAAAGCACATTGTTTACTATGTTGAGGGTGCATTATACATAATGGTTTAATAGGTTCTAGTTTAAATTTTTCAACTAACTCTTTTGCTTTCTCTTTTGGTGTCATAGTATTTTAATTATTAAAGGTTTATAAAATATTGTATTATAATAGGTGTCATCCAAAATAACCAACCAACCCAACTATTTTTTAAATATTCTTTCATTAATCTTGAATTTGTATTGCTTTTTTATCTTCATATTTCTCACTAATTACAGTAAATAAAGCAACTTCTTTTGTATCTCCTAATTTTACTAAACAATTAAATAATTCTAATTCTGTTTTGTTAAAGTTAAATAATACATTGTTAAATTCTTTTTCTGTAATCTCTGATGCTAGTTTGTAAATTTCTTGTGCGTTCATAATTTTTAGTATTTCGTTTTGTCTTCTGCAAAGTTACACACATATATTTAACAAACAAGTTTTATAAACATTATTTTTAAAATAATTCACAAGCAAAAAAATAACTGCCTAGTATTTAGACAGTTATTTGTATCGGGTAAACTACTTTTTTTGTTGTATATGCGCAATATAGCGGTTAGTATGTTGTTAGCAAACATTTAACGAAGCACCTAAATAATTGTATAACATAATGGCTTGTTCTTTATTTAAAATCGCTTCTCCGTTCCTATTAGAAATATTAATATCTATTCTGTAATCTTCATCAGTATCATTTGAATAAAGTTCAATAGAAATATCATTTAAATATAAACGTTTGCTAACAGCAATTTGGCTCAATGCCTTATCTTTATCTTCTTCAGAACTATTTTCTGTATTCATAATATTTGTGTTGTTAAATTAATTTATCTGTTTATTCGGCACTAAGCCAAGTTGCAAACCGTTATAAGCTACTTCTGAAATGCCTTAACAACTTCTTTAAACTCACAAATCCTATCAATAGGAATCAAAGCTTTTACTAGTTTCGCATTGTTTATCTTCGGGCGTCCTGGTGAAGAGTAGGTAATTTGAGGAATCTCCGTTGTATATTTCTTCTCTTTCTTCATATCTAAATACTGGTATTGTTTCTTTTTCTTTATTTGAACGGAGTAGCAATATAAATACTACTCCGATACTTGGTAATATTAAAATCTTATACATTTCTGATTGATATACTTGATTTGCTGAACGTAATGATAGGACGTTGTAATATCTCTCCAGTACTTTCATCTAAGCTAGCTAAACCACTCAAAGCAACTTGCTTGTATTTATCCTCAATCTCTTTCAAGTTATCCTTAGCAATTCTCCACTCCTCAATATCTGAAAAGTCAATCATTCGTCTACCCTCTACTTTTGTTATCTTAAAATCACCTAGTTTAAAAGTCTTTTCTGTGTGTTTCTCAGCTTCTTCGATAGCTTGTTCTTCTATACACTTCTTAGCTTTTACTAATGCGTTTTCAAACTCTTTAAATCTACCTAGACATTCTATTGCTGAGAAGTTACCTAATTCTACATTCTCGATAAATTGACCTAATAGTGAATCAAAATTTCTTACGTTTAATGTTATTTCGTTCATAATTTCTATTTATTTAATATTTCGTTAATTTCAATTTCTTGTTGGGCAGTTAATACAAATGATTCTTTTATTTTGCCTATAATCTCAATCTCTCCAGCTTCTAACCTTTCACAAATTTTATTAAATTGCTTTTCGTTAATTAGTTGTTTAGGTTTTTCCGCACTTGCTTGTTGC